TACCAAGCGCATCCATTGAATGCCTGACAGATGATTTGGCCGAGTGGATTGAAGACCACGCGCCCAAGGAGGCCGCAGAAGAATGAGCCAGATCATCATCGCCGTTGCGCACACAACGCCCGCCACTTGGGATCTAATGGAAAAGATGGAAGACGGCACTTACACCCACATGGCGCGCTTTATCAGTGCAGCACAAGCCGCCCGCTTCTGCACCGTCACCCACCTTGCCGGAAGCAGCGACAACGAAGTCCTGCTTGAAATCAGGTTGCCGCAAACTGAAATCGATTTGCTCAATAGTTTCGCCGAACACACTCGAAAGCAGTCCGCCGAATGAAAACCATCCTGGCCCTTGCAGCCCTTGTCCTCGCTGCCCTTGCCGCGTGGATCGTCTGGGCCGCCTATGACTTTTCACGCAATGAGTTCTTCATGGATTTGGATTAGGCCATGAACGCACCCCTGCCCAACACCGAACTGATCGAGAGTGGCCCGTCCACGTTAGGCCGCGTGGCCGCCGAGGCCATTGCGAACACGCTTTCCGGCGTTGGGCTTGGGCTGCTCACCGGCGTGGCGCTGTGGGCGCTGGGCTGCACGTGGCCCACAATCGCCACGTGGAGCGCCGCCTCTGCAATCGCCTGGGCGGGCGCAATCAACTGGCTGCGCTTCTCGCAAGATGAATTGTCGAATCGCCACACCTTCTGGCGCATGGCGCGCGACAACGCAACGCTGGAAGCGGAGAACGCCGCGCTGGAAGTCGAGAACGGCGCGCTCGCCGACCGGATCGAATGGCTCGAGCAACGCGCCCGCCAACCGCTCAGGATCAATGGAGTGCCGCAAGCGCCCGACGCCGACCCGGCCTACCGGGACGCCGAGACGCTCATTCGCAAATACTATGGCGAGGGCGTACCCGTTGCATTGCGGCGCATGCAAGCCGCCGGCTGGACGCAAGCGCGCTACACGGCCGCGCTGGACATTCTCAAAAGCGCGGCAATCGTGGAAGTGCGCGGCACACAAACCACGTGGGCCGCGCACCCCTCACCCGACGCGGCTTGCACTGCATTGCATGCTGCCAGTCGAGTTGCATTGCATTCCGTTGCAAGCTTGCAAGAGAGAGAGGCGGCTTGATCCACGTGATCGCACCCTACCTGCACGTGGCCGGCATGGCGTGCGCCGTGCTGCTTCTCGCCACCACCGCGCTCATGGTGCGCGCCGCGCCGGACGATGCACCCCGCCCGGCTGGCCTCGCGCAGACCGCCGCCCTGCTCACCTGGGGCGCGACGCTCTACCTTCTTGCCGACCCGCTCCCCGTGCGTTGGCTCAATGCGCTCAGCCTGTCGGCGTGGGTGATCATGTCGATCACCTGCCTTGCGCTTGTTATCCTGTGTCGCAAGCCGGCAGAGCCGCCACCGCCCGACTTCCCAAAGATCAACGGCAAGTTCCCTGCGCAGCGGCGCACCTACCGGCTGCGCACAAGGAGATCATAATGCGGCGCACGCTCAACGCAATCGTGCTATCGCTCTTCACTTTCGCACTACTGCTGCTCGTCATCAGCGCGGCGCGGCCCCACGGCGACGCGCTGACCAGCACACTCGAGATGGTGGCCCGTCCCGAAACGGCGCTGCAAATCGAAGCGCAGCGGCAGGCGCACGCGCTGCAAATGGCAGAGGTGGCGGCACGTGAGGCCGATGCGCAGGCCGAGCAGTCCACATTGCGGCTGGCGCTCATTCTGGGTGCGCTCGTGGTGATGTGCATGGCCGGGGCGGCGCTCTACTTTGCAATGCGGCGTAGCGGGCAAATCACCATCATGCTGGAAGCGCACGACGCGGAGATGCTCGAGGCCCAGTGGCGCATCGTCGACGCGCAGATGGCGCGCAAGGGCTATGAGTTGGAGGATACGCACACAATGCGCCCAAACCGCACAGGAAGCCCGTAGCGGCGCGATAATGGCAGCGAAGGCAATCCACTACCCCCAACCAAAGGAGAACGCAATGAACCTGACCTACCTGCTGATCTTCGTCGTCGTCGCCATCATCGTGCTGCTGATTCTGCGTGACGTGTTCGCCTGGTGGAACAAGGTTAGCGTCCTGATCCACGAACTGCGCGACGCCAACCACCGGCTCCAGAACATCGTGGACAATCAGGTGGCGATGTCCCAGCAACTCGAGCGGATATGCGAGAATACCGCCACGAGGATTCAACCGCAACCCACGCCGCAATACAGTTACCCGCCCCCGTACCAGGGTGCGCCCCATGCCTGAACTCTGGATACTTGGCATCCTGTTCGTCTATCTGTGGGTTAGTTTTATCATGTGGGTTATCGCAAAGTTGAATGGTGAATAAGTCACAAGCCCCCGGCTCATTACCGGGGGCTTTTGTGTGGGGAGGTCTGGCGCGGATTCCTTGCGCTCAGACGACCACAGTCAGATTCCGCACCATGAACTGGTACTCTTCCCTCAGCGGCAGCGAAGCCCCCTCCGTGCTGGAATACACCGCCTGCACCGTGAGCAGCCGGTAGCCGTAACTCGTTTCCAGCGGCTGCATAGCCAAATCAAGGCCCGATAGCACCACGTCAACACTCGCGGCCAGCGGCGTAATTGCCACCCCGCTGCGCGTGTTGATCACCGTCCCCGCCCCGTCCGTCAGCGTCCAGGTTGCCGAGTCCGGCGTCACCGCCACGCCCGCTTTGTTGGCAAACGCCAGAGTCACCACATAGGTGGATTTCTCCACCGCCTCGGCCGTCAGTTTCACCCGTGCCATAGCGCCCCCTATGTGATGGATACCTGAAGTGCGCCTATAGCGAACGACACCGTGTCACCCGAAGCGACAGCCTGATCCGCCGTGCCGTTGTCGTAGAAGAGCAGCGCACCGCTGCCGTCCACCACCGCCGTCGCCACCACAGTCCCCCACGATGCACCCGCCTGCGTGAAGGTCACGGCGTCGGCATTGCTGCTTGCGCCCCCACTGACGGCTGCCCACTTCGGCGCACCGCCACCCACCTTATTGACAGTCACCTGCGCATAGCCTGTCCCCGTCGCCTCCGTGCCAAGCGCCGTATCGCTGCAAGTTGTCGTGTACAACGCAACTTTCGTCACCGGCTGTGCATAGGTCTGGTTGCGGAACATCTTGTCAAGCATGAGGTTCGCGAACGAAGTCCCGAATGCGCCCGCCGTCACCGACACGCTGATTTGTCCGGCAGCAAACGATGGCGTGTTGCCGTTGACGATACTCTTGCTCGTGCTCAGCGCGCCGTGCGCCAGCACATTGCCCGCACCATAGGTCGCCGAATCCACAATCACAAAGTGGCTGGCCGTGCCCCACGAACCAGAGGCCGTGTTGAAAGTCACCGTCCCGCTGTTGGCAATGGCGCGCGATGCCGCCGCCCCGAAAGCACAGGCCACGCGTGCGTAGTTATTGGCGTTCGCGCACTCGTTGCAACTTGCACCCGTCGCGGCGTCCGTCGGGTCGGCGGTGCATAGTGCGAGGTACACCGTTGCCGCAGGGGTATAGGCTGTACTGCAAAGGTGCTCAATCCACTTGTTCTCGCCAAAGTCGCTTAGGCTGCCCATGCTATTTCTCTCCTGTTCCCGCAATCGAAGGGCTCGCGCCCGTGGCTGTCATCCCCGCCGTCCGCCCTGTGGCCGTTGCTGCAATGCTTCTGCCCGTGCCCGTCATGGCCGGGGCGCTGCCTGCCGCCGTCATGCCGCCCGCCCACACCGCCGCACTCGCCACCATCAAGCCGCTCACGATCTGGTTGCGCAATGCCGCGTCTGCAACCAGTGAGGCCGCCGCAAATTGCGCTTGCAGATAGAGCACAGCCGCCGTGAAGAGGTTGGCGGGTTGCACCGCCGACGCACCCGCACTCTGCGCTGCCACAGCGCGCCACACGTTGAGTGCGGCATCCGGTGTGGCGCATGCCCCCGCCGCCTGCAACGTTGCGCCAAGTCCAGCATCCAGCATCGGCGCGACGGTTGCCGTCGCGCCCTGCGCAGCACCCGTCAGCGCACGGGCAACCGCCAGTTGCGCCGCAGGCGTGTTGATCTCCCCCCCGCAAGCCGCCGCCAGCGCAATCAGTCCCGCAATGCTTAGATTCGCATTGGGCGTCGTCGATGCCCCTGCGCCGTTCGCGGCAAGCGCACGCACCACAGAGAGGGCCGCAGCGCCCGTACTGGTGGCTGCACCCGCATTCGCCGCAAACGTGTACCGCAGGCCCAGCAGTGCTGTTTGGGTGGAAGTTGCGCCAGTCGCCGCTGCCGTGAGAGGGCGTGCAATTGCCAGCGAAGCCGCCGACGTGCTGATTGCCCCGGCGCAATTTGCCGTGAGCGACACGGCCCCCGAAATGCCAAGGGTGGCGTCGGCTGTGGCCGTTGCCCCGGCTCCATTCGCCGTGAGCAGCCGCGCCACATTCAGCGCCCCCGCCCCCGTGTTTGTCACCCCTGCCGCGACACCCGTCAGCGCGAGGCCCAACCCGAGCGCCGCCGCAGGCGTGGCCGTAGCACCCGACGCAAAGGCTGTAATGGCGCGCACCACATTGAGGCCACCCGCCGTCGTACTTGCCCCCCCGGCTGCGTTTGCCGTGAAAGCACGTGCGCAATTGAGCGCCGCGTCCTGTGTGGAAGATGCGCCCGCGCTGCCGGACGTAATGGCGCGCGCTACATTCAGCGCGGCGTCCGGCGTTGCGCTTACCCCCGCGCTTGCGCTTGCCAGCGCCCGCCCAATCGCAAGCGCCGGCGCTCCTGTGCCTGTCCCGCCCGCCGCGTTTGCCGCGAGATTCCACGTCGTGCCGGCAGCCACGTCCAGCGCCGCGTTGGGTGTGCTGGTCGCCCCCGCTGCATTCGCCGCAAACGCACGCGCAACTTCCAGCACCGCATCCGGCGTGGCCGTGGCCACGGCAGAGGTGGCGGTGAGGGCACGTTCCCCGGTAGGCGCACCGAAGAACATCGCATCAAGCAGTTCATCCGCCCCGCCCGGCCATTTGATGAGCGCCGCCGACACAATGCGCTGGTTGCGCATAAAGCCGCGCCACAAGCCGTCCCACGCAGGCACGCCGCTGTCCCAATAGCCGGGCGGCGGCCCGCCCTGCGGCTCCATGAGCGCGATATGCCACGTCGCCGCCGTACCCGCCACGCCACCACTGCGCGTGAATGTCACCGTTCCGGTCGCGCCGGTCGCCGCCTGCGCCTTCTCGAAGAACTCGCAACCGCCCAACTCGGCGCGCTGCGTGTAGCCCGACGACCCCACCACCACATCGGCGCCATCGTAGTTGGCCGTGCCAACCACGAGCATCGTATTGGCGACGGTCGTGGTAATGCTGACTGCAACCACGTTGGTTGTGGCGCTTGAGTCGCTTCCGTACACGTTCCACGGATTGCCGCTTGTCTCGCACCCGCTCCACGCACCCACCGTGACGATGCGCCACGTGTTCGTACTTAGCTGGAATGCGTAGGATGCGCCCTCGCCGCTGGCGCGCTTCCACGCCAGCCCTACCCACGCATTTGCCGCATTGTTGATCTGTTCCGGCGTCCCCGTATTCACCCACGCCCAGCCCGAGGGCAGCGTCCATGCGCCGCCCTCGCGGTAGAGACAGGCAAGCAGAATATCGCCGTCCACCACGCCCGAAGGCTTGGTGACGGTTACATCTGTGCCGGTGGAGTTGCCACCGGTGTTGCCCGACCGATACGCGATTGCCACGGCCTATCCTTCACCTAGATAAAACGTCCCGGCCACTTGCGTCGCCGTCACCGTGTTGGCTGTCCACAGCAGCGCCAGACACGCGTCATTCAGCACACCCGGCATGCCCAGCGCCGCAAAGTCATGCACCACCGCGCAGCCCGGTGCAGCCACCTGAATCATGGCAAGCGGGCGATAAAGCACAAGCCCGAAGTTTCCCGCCGTACCTGTGCTTGTGCCCCACTGCACCTGCTTGGCATACTTGCAGCCCAGCGCGTTGGCGTGCGGCAACTCCACAAACGTAGCCGCCGCCGGTGCGCCCGAACCGCCCGGCACCACCGTGCCCACCGTCGTCGTCACGTCGCTGCTGTCCGCCGAATCGCGATACGTCACCGTGCAGGTGTAGACGCTCGTTCCCCACGACGTATACACCTCAAGGCCCAGCCTGCAACCAAGCCCGCTGTCCGTCACTCTGGCCGGCAGGGACGGCTGCGTGAAGGTTTGCGCCGTCGCCACATTGCCCACAAGCGTGCTGTTGCTCCAAATGCGATCGTACAGAAGCAGCGTTCCGGGGTAGGCGATAGACGCCGCCGCTGCTTGCAGCAGGTAGAGCGCCCCGCTGCCCGCGTTCGTCAACGGGAATGCGCCCGTCGTGGATTTGTCGCAGTTGGCCCCATTTGCGCTGCCTTGCGCCGCCCCCGCCGCGGGCATCCCTGCCGCCGTCCACAGCGACGACCAGACGCCAGGATTCTCAAGCGCCACCGTCGTTTTGATAAACTGCTCGCGCTGCGCTCCATTGAGCGCAGCCACAACCTTGTCCATCGTGTTGATTGCCACGGCCTACCCCCAGAGAATGCGGCTTGCCTTGCTCGGTTCGGGCTTTGCCTCGCGCATCACTTCCATCGTATCGCCACCGACGCCCGAGTCGCGCACCACCTGCACGACCTTGACCACAATCAGCAGCAGCGCCGCAACGGGTGCAACCCACACCGCCGCCCCGAAATACTGGACAAGCCATTCGCTAATCAGCGGCAGGCCAACCAACACCACGATCCAAACCACACCCGGAATGCGCATGAAAACCTCCTGTTATTTGACCGCCTCGGCGCGCAAGTCCTTGCAGCGCCGCAACCAGGCGGTTCCGAAAGTTGGGAACCCGCTGAGTGTTCTGTACCAGTTCTCTCGCCACGTCATGTACTTGTCAAAGTCCGGCCCGACAGCGGCCAGCGCCTGCGCGGCCCGGCCCGGCCCGCCATTCACGGCAAGGTCAAACTGGGCCAAACACATCGGCCATTCCATCTTGTCAGCGCCCGACTCCTCCCAGTACCACTCCTTGTAAATCTGCGCGACCTCTTCATCGGTGATCGCCTTCAGCATGGCCTTGGTCGGCGCGGATTGCCCGTGCGCCGCACGCCAGCGCGTGTACGTGCCAATGGTGATCCCCTTCATCGTCGCCCCGCCTGGGTCTGCCGGATTGTCCGCCCAACCCCCTTCCCACCTCTTCACAAAATCCAGCGACCGCTCAAACTTGTCGCCGCCCGTTCCCGTCGGGGGCGGCGTGACCACACCATCCGTCACCGGCAGCGCCGCAACCCCGCCCACAACGTCAAGGTAATCCGCCGACATCCATCCATTCAGGCCAGGCATTTCCACCTGCACCCATGTCCCGGCCTGATTGCGCCCGACGGCCTTCCCGGTTGCGCCCGTGCTGAACTTGCCGAGAATCTTGTTGCTTGTGCCCGGCCCGCTGCGTATGCGCACATTCGTTCCGTTCACCGTGGTTGTTCCGTCGGCTGGTGGCGGCGGTGGCGGCGGAGGGGGTAGCGCACGCTCAAAGCCGTGGTAGAAACTCACCGGGTCAACCTGCGAATACTTGAAACCGGGAACGGTCACCCACTGGTCTTTCCCGTCGGCGATACGGATTTCATAGTGCAAATGCGGCCCTGTGCTGTTGCCCGTGTTGCCCGACAGACCAATCGTGTCGCCCTGCTTCACAACGTCGCCCACGCTTACCTTGCGTTGGCTGAAATGCCCGTACAGCGTGTAGGCGCGCAGCGCCGGATGCCACACGCGCACATACTCGCCATAGCCGCCGGGGTCGGTGCCCGACTTGTCCACGATGCCATCTGCCGTGGTGTGAACGGGTGTTCCGGTGACCATGCCGTAGTCCACGCCCATGTGGCCGCGCCCGCCATAGGTGGCAGGCCGTTCCCCGTACTGTTGCGTGTAGCGCGGGTTGTCAATTGGATGCTCAAGCAGCGGCTGAGTCATTGTCGTTTCTCCTTCATGCCCCACAGGTACATTGCACTCGCCGCGACGCCCAGCGTCACGCCTGAAACCCAACACAATCGAATCGCCATAATGCCGGTAGGCCCGTACAGTGGCGGGTATGGCCCGGCCTGCATTCCGCCGATGATTGCGCCGAGCGCACCCAGTACGCCGCCTATCACAAGCAGCCGCGGCCCCAATCCCATCATGTGCGTGGCCCGCAAATGCAGCGCCAGCGCGCATGTCATAATCGCCAGGCCCGCCGCGTAGTAGGCCCAGAACCACCACGTCTCCAGCGAGCCAAGGATTGTCATCGGTTGCCCCCGTAGTAGACCGCTGCAAACACGATGCTTGCCAGCAAGCCAAACGCCACCATGATCGCCATGAACTGCGCATTGCTCAGCGAGGGCGCATCCTGCTCCGATTGCTTGCGCACCATTTCGGTAAGCACCGACACCTGCGCCACCAGGCCCGCCATCTGCACTCGCATATCTGCCATGTCGCGCTGCATCTGGTCGATCCGTGCATCGCGCCGTTCATCGTTCCGGTAATCGCTCATTCCGGGGGGTTCCTGTCCTGACTGCGGCCGGTTCTGCTTTGATTTAGGCGCGGGCATGCTGTCCAGCGCCGTTGCAAGCGCCTTGTCCAGCGCCGCACCACGCTGCGCGCCCAACCTCCCCGCTGCAACCTCAGTCAGTTGCGCCAATTTGCCCTCGCTGCACGCTGCGCTCACAATCTGCCACCAGCGGTCGGCGCGTACGTCGCTCAACTCCATGTGCGTCGTGTCGAGCCCCGCCTGCGCCGCAATCACCAGCGGCACGTTTAAGTCGCTAAAATAGTCGGTCAGCAAATCCGAGAGCGCGCGCAATTCAGGCGTCATGCGGATTCTGGTTCGTCCTGTGGCATGGCCTCGCCTACAGGCTGCACAAGTTCGCGCAGTATCAGGATTGCGCCCTCGAGCCGGAGCACTTGTTCGCTCACCTCGGCGCGCACCTTTAGGAGCCGCTCGTACTCGTCCTGCAATTCCTTCAATCGCTCTTCCGCATTCATGCGCGTGCTTTCTCCTCGACAGCTGCCAGTTGCAGCCGCTCCAATGTCTCCCACGCGGCCTGCGGCACGGGCACGGGGGCCGGCGCTACTGCGGGAGTGGCCGCTTCCCGTGCCGCTTTCTCGTTTGTTGCCTTCTGAGCCGCCCTCTCCTGATCGATTCGCTCGCGTGCAATGCCCTCTGCCAAGTGAGCCAAATCCGTCGCTTGTCTGGTCGCAAGTTCTCCAATCTCAGCGGCGTGCGTAATGCGCTCGTGCTCAAGTTCCTGGCTGCGTTCTGCGTAGTTCCTGGCTTATGTTCCCGCCGCCCCAAAGTGGATGATGTGAAAGTTGACCGTCCCCGCGCGCTTGTTCTGCAGCAACAGATTTCCCGACTCGACGTACACGTTTGCCATGCCCGCCGTATCCTTGGCCGCGCTGAATGCGTTGCCTGGGTCGTTCAGTTCAACCGCCCCAGGTTGCAGCGCGAAAAAGGCCGACGCCCCCTCGCTCGTATTCATGATCATCAGGAAGCCCAGCGCGGAGGCGTTGATGACCGCCACCGCGTTTGTCGCCAACGTCACATAGCCTTTTGGCCGGATGCGCGCAATATCGGGTGCTGAGCTACCAATAATCAACTTCCCTGTAACTGTCTGATCATTCGTAAACGTATTCGCCAACGCCTTCTGCGCGAACAAGCCCGCATCCACCTTGCGATCCTTGTCAGTCGCCCCCGCGCTCGCGTCCACCACCCAGAGGTAATCGCCGCTGGTCGGATCACTGCACGTGTTCAGATTCTCGATATAGCGTGCCATCTATGCCTCCAAGATCACTTCGCTAAACGCATCCCACAGCAGCCCCACGCCCGCCAGAATCGCCGCATCCGTGGGCGCTGCCGTCGCCTGTGGCAGCGTTACCATTGCCTTGATGAACGCACTGGCGGCGTTGTCCGGCGTGCGCAGCACCTCCACTGCATAGCGGGTGCGCCGCTTGTGCCGCTCCAGCCGCACCGCCTCCGGCTCTGCCTCTTTCGGCGTCGAGGCCATCACCGCAAGCGCCGTGGCGATCATGCCTTGCCGCACACGTGCCACAAGCGCCGCATCGGCGATAAGTTCAACCTGCTGCTGATAGGTAAGGGCCATTGCTTGCTCCTAGAATGCTGTGCTGCGGAAGGCCGGGGTGTGAAGATATGCTGAACCAGACCATTGCATTAGCAATCCGAATACATGCACATGATCCTTCTCACTTGTCGCAAAGCTCGGGTTTACTACTGCTTCTACCCCTGCGCTTACGGAACCCACCGTGGCGATAATCGTAGATTTGCTATTCCCACCAGCACCCGCTTGGGCTTCTATCCATGTGCGCGCTGTATCGCCGGCGGGAGCGACACAACCCAACGAAATGTCGAAATATCCATCCGAATCTTCAGATCCGCCCAATGAGGCAAAAACAGTATTCGACAAGCCCGTGAACTGCACGGAACGGTCATCGTCTCGTACTGTCCCTTGACTTATTCTTAGCCCTAATGCGTCAATCGTCACCGTCCCCGCCCCCGCCGTAATCTTCCCGTCCGTCCCCAGCACCACCTGGTCAGCGCCCGCCAGTTGCCCCACAATCTCCCCGCTGTCAATGTGCCAGCCGTTCAGCGAAGAGTCCTTCGTGCCGCTCCCCACGCGAATGTTGCCGCCCGAGATAATGGTCGAGTTCGTGCGCGCGTAGGTGCTGCCGTTCGCCACATCGTCAAGGTTGTTGCCCGCCGCCAGTGATCCCAGCGTCGGCTTGTCGGTCAGGTTGGCATACCCACTCGAGCCGCTCAGCACCTCAATCGCACCCCGGAACGTGGCCAGCCCCAGCGCCGGATTGATGTCGAGGAACGTGTTCGCAGTCGAATCGACGTTCGTCCCGAAGCGCGCCCGCCCGCCCGCTTCAATGCGCACCGTGGTATTTGCGCCGTCGCTCCATTCGCTTGAAATGTTGTACTGCTTCACGCCCAGGTTGCTTGCGTACATGTAGGGCAGCGTGGAGTCGGCAAGGTTCGTTCCCAGCGCAATTCCATATTGTGGAATGCCCGAAAGCCCCGGCACGCCCACGCCGTCAAGCCGTCCCAGTCGCACGTGCGGGTAGGTATCCCCCGCCCACGGCGCTGCACCCGATGTGAAGATGTCAATCAGCGGCCCATACGGATCGTCGGCGCTCAGCCGGATTGCGCCCTCGCCGCTCTTGCCGTAGCCTGCCGCAGCCGACCCGGCCCGGTACGTCACGGGCAATGTGCCGCTCATCACCTCCACGAAATAGGCGTAGTACGTGCCCATGTCCACAGCCGAATTGACGCGCATCCATGTGTCGGTGGCGGCGCTGCCCGTCCATACCTTCATGCGCAGCACTTCGCCCGCCCGGAATACCTGATAGTGGCCCGTGTCGGGATTCTTCACGCTCAGAATGTTTTCAATCGTGCGCGCCGTAATGCCCGTGCCGCTGCCAGTCACCGAGTCCGTGCGGTAATCCAGATAGTCCTGGTCACCGAATGCCGTCGTGCGCACGTTGCGAATGGCCGGCGTCCCCGTACTCACAATCGTCACGTCAAGTTCCAGCGCACCACCCGCAGGCGTAATCAACTCCGTGCCGTTGCGTACAGAGACTTCATCGAACACCATCACCGTCGCATGCAATTCGCCCCGGAAACGCCCATTGTTGAACTCCGCATTTCCCGCGGGCGTGATCTGCCAGCCGGTAAGCCCCGACACAAATCCCGGGTTTCCGCTCTGCAAGTTGCCCACAGAGTCGAGGACGATCAACTCCTGTCCGCTCGTGTTTTCGATTCTCCACAGACGGCCGGTCTGCGCGGCAATCTGCTTGATGCGCATGGAATGGTCATCGGTTGCCCCGGCGCGCACGTCAAGCGCCGCCGCGCCGGTCGGCGTGACGTTGATGCCAATCGCATAGTTCAGCGAATCGCTTTGCAGCGCGCCGTTGACGTTGATGTTCTTGAGCGCGAGCAGCCCCGCGTTGCTGCGCAGAAGTGCTGACGCCCCGGCGCTCACATCCGCCGACGGCGTAAGCCGTGCGAGTGTACTGGCCGCACTCAGCCCGAACACGTCAAGGTTCGCACCGCCGGAATACGAGTGGTCGCCGCCGATGATGTCGTGCGTGCGGCTGTTCAACTGCGCGTAATTGCGCGTTGCCAAATCGCCCAGGCTGGAGCCGGTCTTGTTAACGGTCGCCCAGGCGAGCGTTCCCGTGTGGTCTGCGCTGTCGTGTGCGTGCACCTGCGCATGATGCTGGTCAGCCGACACGCCGCCCAGATCGCCGTGCTGCAATTGAGCGAACAAGGCCGTGGTCGCGCCGCTCGCTTTCAGCACCTGCCCTGCCGTGAGGCCCGAGACCGTGTGGAATGTGCCAAGCGCACTCGTACTCGCCAGTTCATGCGCGAGCATGTCCGGTGCGCCGCCGCTCCCGCCCGCGCTGCCGCCGTTGCCCTGGGCAATCCTGCGCACCCACGGCACGAAATAGGGCTTCAGTTCGTCGGCCAACTTGCTCAGGTTGGTGCTCATCCGTTCCTCAACGTCCAGAGCGCCGCAACGTCCGGCAACCCACGCGGTTCCCAGTCCCACTCGCCGCGCGTGTCATCCCATTCAACCCATTGCAAATACATGGATTGCAGTGCGCTGACACTCTCCGGGTGCGGCAACGAACGAATCGCCGCCCACTTGCCTGCAGGCACAAGGCCAGCGTCAAGCATCGTCCCGGTTGCCGTGTGGAGTCCATCCCCGTCCACAAGCAGCGCATTCGCATCCGCCGCCGCCTCTGCCTTGATCACCACCGTGCGCAGCGGCGTGACGGTGCATTCGAGCCGCCCGCCTCCCGATGTGCCCGTGTCAAGCAACTTCACGAGTTCGTCCTGAAGCGTCTGCGATCCGTCCCGATAGTGGCGCGTCAACAGGCCCGTCGTTGCACCCGTCACGTCCGCCGATGCAATCAGGCTGGACGTCTGCGCGATATCGCGCATTTGCGTCTCGTTCGCGCGCACGCCCCACAACTGAATCACGCCGTCCGCATTCGGCGTGCGTTCCGTCCACGCCGCACCATCCCACAGTTTGAGCACGTTCAGGCTGCCGCTGAATGATTCGTCAACGCCCACTGAGTAGTAATCCGTCGCACTCGCACTTCCAGATCGGCTGAATGTCGCCCAGTAATATGTGCCGCCCGTCACGGTCACCGGGGCGGCCAGCGTAATCGTGTGCCATGCCAGCCCCGTGCCCATGTCTGCCGCGGCGAGGTCTCCATTGCCCAAATAGCCGCCGGGCAACCCGCCGCTCCCCGTCGCATCCATGATGTTCACGTGCAAGTTGTCGGTCGGCGCGCCAACCTTGCGCACCTTGATGCACACCTCGCCAAGCGCAAATGTTCCCGCGGATGGAGTGAAGCGAATCGCATGCGACACGCCCGCCAGCGTCAGCGTGGTGGTAGCGCCCGGCATCTCTCGCACGACGCCGGTCGTATCCAGTTGCGCGCTCAAGCAGCGCGTGATCGTGATTGATGGCCCGGAGCCCTCCCCCACAATCGCACCGCCGTAGCCCGAATCAGTCACCAAATGGCCGGCGTCCGCGGAGTCGAGAATGTGATAGCCGCTGTTGTTTGTGCTTCCCGCGATGAGGATCATGTCATCCGTCTTGAAAATGCCCATGTCCTTGTTGGCGGTGTTCAGGATGTCATCGGACGCGTCAAACCAAACAGTGTTGCTCGTGTACGTTTGGGTGGTTTCTTTTGTACCCGGCGTACCCTTCACCCAGTAGGTTATGTTGTTGGATGCACTGCCCGTCACTCGCATCTGGTCGCCCACCCGCAAGCCCGCAAACGCATTGCCGTTGTGCGACACCTGGCGCGTGCGGCTCCATCCAATCGCATCGGACGTAAGCGCCCAGCCAATCGACTGTTCGCTGTTGTCCGTATCGTCCACAATGCGCCCGGTCAAATCGTAGTAGTACTGCCAGTCGAGCACGTGCCACCACCCCCGGCAGTCGAGCGTTGCCACGGGGTCTCTGCGGCCCGGCCGCGCCGACGCCACGGGTCTGCGTTCGGCGCTCAGAATGCGATTTGCCAGCGCCTCAGCCGCCGAGGGCGTACAGTCGCCCGCCGAGTAGCGGGTCTCCTTTGCGCCGTAGATGTCCACGTATGCCTGCGTGACAATCCAGTCTGTTTCGCCCGTCTGCGCCGCCCCGTCCGCGTCATCGTAGGAGTACAGCACCTTGACGCGGTTGTGCATCCCCTCGAGGCTTAGCCCGATATTCACGCCGCCTACCGGAATCGTGACACTATGAACATAGCCCCACCACACGAGCGCGCCGAGGTCATTGCGGATATGCACGCCAAAGCGCAGCCAGCGCGTCGCTTCCCACAGCGAAGAGTCCGGCCCCGTCATGTCAATGGTCGCCTTGTCCGGCCCGCCCGGCATGGCCGCCGACCAGCGGCGCGGCGTGATAACCACTTGCGATGGCAGCGGGTATGCGGAAAAGGCGCGGTCGAACAGTTCAATCGTCGCCATTAGATCGACCACCTGCGCGGCCTGTAGTAGGCCGTAAGCGTCCAGTTATCGGCAATGTCGCTCGCCGTGTCATTCGTCACGAACAAGTACATGCGCTGCGTTTTCCCAGGCGTGAGCATAAGCGGCTGCCCCTTGAGGATGTAGATTGGCTGTCCTGCCGTCTGACTGCCGCCGTAGGCGCGCCCCTCGCTTTCGTCAAGCCCGTTCTGCGTATTGAGCACATGCACCATGCCGCGCTGCACCATCAGGCGCGTCGTGTCGGCAGGCATCAGTTGCACATAGTCCACGCATACTGTCTTTGTGCCAGTCACCCAAAACCTGATCGCGAGACGAATTGCCATATAGCCGCTTGCGTAGTAGTCCGGCGGGATGCGCAACACGCCCAAATCAGCCACGCCCAGCGCGTCGGCTTGCACCATGTCGCCTGCCATCAATTCGACAAGGCCCGTCGAATCATAAATGCACGCTTGCGCATAATTGACGCTAAGCGTGCCTACATAGCGCACGAGCAAGCGGAACGGATAGCCCGCACATCGTGCGACAAAAGCGGCGCTCAAGTCCCAATCCATGCGGCCTGTATTGACGATGCTTAGCGCGTTGTAATTACCGCCGCTGCACGTGGCGTCCGCCGTAATCGTCCCGTAGCCGGCGACTCGCGCCTCCCCTTCAATCACGTGCGTGAAGTTCGCCGGATCGTTGTATGCGTTGATGGCAAGCCACCAGTTGCGCCAGAACCGGTTTGCGTTGATGTTCGATACGAATTGAAGGCGAATGGGTGCGGGCAGCGTGCCCCCAATTTCGGCGGCGTCAATCTCCACCCAGTTGTCGTGTCCCGTATTCGCATCGTCGTGATTCCAGATGACAAGCCCCGCCGTGTTGTTTGTCCCGTTCCCGTTCGTTAGCGTCAGCTGCACTTCCGCGCCCTCATACGGCCCGCGTGTGAAGACAAGCGCCACGTCCACCTTGCTGCGCCGGAACTGGTCAGGCACTTCGGTAGTCTCGAGCCGTGCGTCCGTCACCTCGGCGCGCCATGCCGACCCTTCACCATCCCATTGCGCCGTGAAGTAGATGCGCGGCCCGCTCTGGTTCCGGCTGCGCCGCTTGGCAGCCTCAACCAGAACCTCAATCGCACGCACGTTCGTTTGGATGGCCGCAAGACTTGCGCCGCTCACCGTGACTTCAAGCGTTTCCGTCACGTGATCCAGGTCGCGGCTGTCCACCGTTGCCATCTGGTAACTTGTGGCAAGGTAGGAGCCGGCGTTCAGGCTGACGGTTGTCGTGCCGTCCGTGATTGTGAAGAGATTCGCCACTACGCACCCCTCGCCAGATACTGCCCAACACGGCGCGCCAGTGATTCAATGTCCAGCGCATCCGCAACCGCCGCGTTGATCACCACCTGCGGCCCGCCCGCCCCGGCCATTGCCATGCTCTCTCTGTTATTCCACACACGGCTTGCGCCCGGCAGCGCCACAAGTTCCGGCCCACGCTCGCCAACCCACGTCAAGCCGCCCGGCGCTGAGACGGAACCGGTTGCCTGGCCGCCCATCCCGCCGCCACCGCCACCCGCGCCACCGGTTGGAGGTGCAGAAGGTGCACCGCCTAGCCAGTTGGGAATCAGATTTACAATCACGCTGTAGGCGTTCTGCCATGCTGTGCTAATCCACCGCGCACTCAATTTCACCTGAACGGTGACGGCTTCTTTCCATTCTTCACTGACCCATTCCCACGCCAGCGACACGTCAACGGTAAAGGCCTCCTTCCACGTTTCGCTGACCCAGGCCCACGCCAGCGAAACGGGAACGGTGACCGCTTCCTTCCACTTTTCGCTAACCCATGTGAATGTGCCCTCGACGGCAACCGTCACCGACCCCGCCGGGCCAAACCACAGGCTAATCTGGTCGGCCCATGCCTGTGTGTCGAGAAGAGGTGTGACCACTACATTCAGCAGCGAACCGACAGCCGCCGACCCTTCGCTTAGTTTTGTGGTCAACCAACTGCTCAGGTCGCTGAATATGTCGCCTACAGTCGAATATTTCGGCGTCACCTGCACCATTGGAGAGAAGTCAACCGTTTTTCCCTCGCCGATGTTTTCAATCAGCCATGTTGTAATGTCGTTGATTCCGCCGCCGATGTCGTATTTCGGCGTCACATTGATTGCCGGTGAGATATCGAATGGATGGTTTTGCCCCCACGCAATCAGATTCTTGAGCCACTGGCGCATCTCGCCGTTGGCGTCCACGTCCGGCGCGAGGTTGTACTTTGGCTTCACTTCGACCATCGGCGTGAAGTCGATCGCCTTGTCCTTGCCGATGTTGTTTTCGATCAGTTGGCGCAGCGACCCCTCGCCGGCCGGCCCGCCGAGAATGTAGTCCCAGTTCACCTTGACGTGGAATCCGCGCTCCTTGCTCATCTCCAGCTCGAACGCCGCCCATTTCGCCGTGTAGATTCCGGTCGCCGCGTCAAACTCCGCAACGCCGCCCGTCAAGGCCGCAGCAACGCCACTGATCGCAGCGCCCACCGCCAGCCCCGGATTCGTCTTGCGGAACGCGGCCACCGCTTCGTCCATCGCAGTCAAATCGTCAATAAGAGGCTGCATCTTGCCGCGCTGCCCCGTCAGTTCAGCGAACGCCGCCGCCAGCCCCGACACAATGCCTGGCGCACTGTTCCATGCCTCAACCGCCAGCGGAATGCGTGCTTCCAGAATCGGAATGTTTGTCTCGAGCCACGCCGCCGCTTCGTCAATGTATGGCTGGATGAAGTTCGCTACCATGTCCACAACCGGCGTCAACGCACGCACCGCCATCTTGAGCGGCACCTCGAGCGTCAGGCCCATTCGTGTCTTGGCTGCGTCTATCGTGTCGGTGAATGTGTCCCATGCGCTGCTCAGGTTGTCAGTACGCACCGTGGCTTGCTGTAGTGCGTCACTGCCCTCGTTCACCGTCATAAACATCGCTTCGTATTCGTCGGCGGTCATGCCTGCGAGCGCTCCAGCGGAGCGAATGGCATCGTTGCCAAAGATTGTCTGCAAATACTGCTTGCGTTGCTGTTCGGTCAAGTCCTTTGTCGCGTTATTCAGCAACCCTACAATGTCGTACATGCCCTTGAGGTTGCCGTTGGCGTCGTAGAATGCGTTCGACCCATCCTCGGTGAGCAAGCCCAACTCGAACATTGCATCTTTTGCTTTGGTTGTGGTCGGCGTCAACTGTGCGAGCATCGTCTTCAGTGACGTGCCGGCATCCGAACCACTGCTAAAGAAGTTGCTTGTGGCCGCAATCGTGGCGCTGAAATCCTCGAAGCTCAATCCCGCCATTGACGCCACACCGCCGCCTTGCGCAAGTGCGAGCGCATAGTCGTTGAGGCTAAACTTGCTTGCGTTGCTCACGCCAACCACGCTGTTGATTGCTGTGCCCATGTCGCCAGCGCTGATGCCCCAGAGCGCCATTGCGTCCGTGGCAACCTGGGCGGCTTGTGACATATCGCCGCCCGTCGCATTGGCGAGCAACACCGTCGCCTCAGCCGCGCCGCCCACAATCTCGCCCGTGGTCAGCCCTGCCGTGGCCAGCGTGTACATCGCGTCGGCTGCCTCTTCGGTGGATACCTTGAGATTGGGATTCAGGCCCAACCCTACCGCCGTGTCAGAGAGTTGCTGCGCTTCCGCATTGGTTGCGCCCAACACGGCTGCCACCTGATCCATGCTATAGGCGAACTCGGAACCGGCACTCACAGCGCTTGCGCCCAAGCCGACAACGCCCTTCGCAAGACCGCCGACAGCGCGCCCAACACCCATAACGCCAGCCGTCAGCAGCGTGCCGCCAAACACAGCGCCCATACCGCCCGCACCGCCCAGCATGCGCGACGAAAAGGAGCGCAGATCGCCCTCTGCACTGCTGGTGTCTGCGCTCACTTTTACGACTAATTCGGCGGCTGTGGTCATCGGTGCTTATTCCCCTGTTTGGCGACCATCGCCTGTGCTTCGTTCTCGGCACTCTCGGCAATCAGCGCAAAGTCCATCCATGCGCTGTGCTGCTCGATCAACTCCCACGGCGCAACGTTCAGATACCTTGCGGCCCGTATGAGCGGATACCATTCCGGCATCGCGCCCATTTCCCCGCCCGTTGCCAGGTAGCGCCTTAACTCTCGGCGCTCACTGCGTTTGGGCGGGCGTCTGTTCCAATCGCCCCGACAATCGCCAGTAACAGCCGCGTCGGCATTTCTTCCAGCAATTCGGCGGTCACCGGCTCGGGTTTGCCCTTGTCGTCCAGCACGTCCCACGAGGCCATGATGAGCGCCAGTTCCTGCGCGACACCGGAGGCCGGGCGATTGTCTTCATTCGCCTTGTTCAGGCGCGCTTCCGTGGCCGGCGTCAACCGGCCCGGATAGTAGGTCACCGCAATGCTCTCGCCGTCATACTGCACACTTACCGTGCGCGTCTTGCTTGTGAGGTCGGCCAGTCGGATTGGCATAGGCTAGAGTGTCGCCAGGCTGTTGATTACGGTAACTTCGCTTGTCTTCGTCCAAGTGGAATCGTAGAAGCCGTTCATTGTCCATTCAACCGCAAACACGCCGTCCGCATCCTCAAATGGCGTTACATCCATCACCTTGCACGCCGTGTCGATTGTGATCTTGTGGTAGTCAGCGCCCGAAATCAGCGCGCCTGTCGCTTCGATGCGCATGAACTTGGTCGTACCGGCGCGCATGTTGGTCAGAAGCCCCATGCCTGCGGCGTCCGCCTGCACCTTCAACTTGACTTCAACTTTCGGCTCAGTCTCGACCGTGGCCGCCGGGTAGGTCGTCGCGTCAAGCGCCCACACCGGGCCAAACCGGTCGGCCATGCTCCATTGCGTGCTGATAACGCGCGTCAGCGCCGATGCGCCCGACAATCCCGCCTGTGTGTCGGCAAGTTTGACGCTCACTTGGGTAGGCATCACCACCTGCGGCGCAATCACTGTTGCACCGGCGGTCTTTGTGATGCCGTCGGTCAACGCCCTGCCGATCATCGTGCCGTCCAGATCGCAGCCGTCGCGCCCGAACTTGAGCGTCAAGTCCTTCACCACGCCGTAGGTGAATGAGTGGGCGCGTGTTGCGTCGCCCTGCTCAATCGAGAACGTTTTCACGACCGACGCCGTGGTGAGGCCCGGCTCGAACACCCAAATCTTGCCCGGCGTGCCCGTAGGCGCGGCGTAGGACACAAGCGAACTGAGCAGGTAGATGATTTCCGTATAGGTGATCGGCCCGCTGAGTTTCGATTCTGTCCATTCCTTGTTGAGTGCCGCAACCGTGGGGAACTTCTGCCCACTGCCCCGGTAGGACTCAATCTCGACCTTGACGCCTGGTTCAATCATCAGCGCCGAAAGTTGCTTGAAACTGGCCGCCGGATTCGTGCCCGGCGTCACCTCAACCGCAATCTGCGCAGTTGTGAAGATGCTCGCTCGCTCTGCCATGTTGCTCTCCTATTGTGCCCAGAGGCGGTACACGCCGCCCAGATGTCTGTATTGCCCTGCGCTGAGGCTTTCCACCAGCGCGAACGGCTGTTCCCGCACGCATGCAATCACCGTGCCGCGTACATTCGTGCCACTGGCCGCCTGCAACACGGCGTCAATCCGATTCGCCGCCGTTTCGAGCGTACCGAAAGTGCTTGTCTGTCCAACCGCTTTCACCACATAGAGCATGTTCGCCATGATGCGCAGCGGCCCAACGCCGCGCACGTCGCGGCCCGCCTGATTCTGGTAGACCACATAGGGAAATGCCGCCCCTTCCGGTGCGATGTAGGCGTAGATGCGCGTGCCCACAGTCGCCGCAAGTTGCGAATCAGCCGCCAGAACGCTATACAGCCACGACTCAGCGACCAGCGTCTCAGCCATCGCAAATCCTTGTCATGCCCTCGAGGAACGCCGGGTACGCCTCTTCCGCAGCGGGTGTCAAGTACGGGTGGGCGGGCATCTTGTGCGTGCCGTACTCCTGGTGCGCTGCATAGTCCACGCCCGTCGCCACTTCGCCGCTCAATCCCTGCGGGTAGGTGGTGATGCTGTTGCGCAGATTGCCCGTGTCGACAGCGACCTTGCCCTTCGCACTCGCTTCGATGTCAAAGAGCGTTGCAGTCACAACCGCAATCGCCGCCTCTTCCATGCCGGCCACGATGCGCGGAATATCGTTGCTTCGCACTTCCCACACGATGCGCATCCCCATGCTAAATCTCCATGCACACGGTGACGCGTGCCGTCTCGACCGTGCCCGGCGCAAGGACGCCCAACACTTCGTAGGTGCGCGCGCCAATCACAATCTTGTCCGTCTCGAGTACGTTCGTCCCCGCCGCAAAGGTGATGCGCCAAAGCATCGTCTCGTTGGCGCGCTCTGCGTATATCGCGTAATCGGGTGCGTTGTTGCTTGCCGTGCAGCGGCACATGGTTGCCGTGTAGCCCACGGTTTTCGTCTCCCCGCCCATGCCGTCGGGTGTGAAGGTGCGCCGCCCGATGCTGCACGCTGTTGCCAGCGTCAGCGCCTGGGTTGCTTGCATGGATGCCAGTTCCGCTGCGCTAATCACGGCAGGCAATCCCCTCGCATCATCGTGGCCGTTGTGATGCCGCCCGAGGTGCTTTGCGCCCGCAGTCGATTGAGCAACGCTTCAAGCCCGGCGCGCATCTGGCTTCGCTTGTAGTCGCCCCCGTCCGCTCCGAAGTCATACTGGAGCGCGACTTTGGCAATCCACGCATCCACCACGTCTGCGGCCGCTGCGTACACGTCATACTGCGCGCCCTGAATCAGCACCGTCTGTTGCGTCGTGGCGAACGTCCAGCGGCCCGCCATGCAATCGCTCGCCGTGGGCGTCAGCACGTTGTAGGAGCCATCTACCAGTTGCGCAGACGATTCCCACCAGCCCCCCGCCGCCACCCAGGTGAGATAACTCACCGCACCGCCGGGTGCTATGCTGTGTAGCGGCGTCAGGGGCTGATACAGAACATCGGTGCGGCGCGCGTCCGCGAAGACCGCAAGTTCATCGTCGCTGAATACCTCGTCCGCCCCGGCGGGGTCGGATATGAGCAGCCGTATGTGGCTAATCAAAGCGAACATGCTCGCGCGCGCCATACCGTTCCCTCCTAAGCCGTCTTCGGGAACTTGTAGCAGCGAATGCTCGCCGCAATCGTTCCGCTCGCCGGTGTGACAGTGACGTTGATCTTGCCGTCATCCTGAATGAAGCGCGCCGTCTCGAGCGGCCCAACCAGTTTGGTGACGTTCTGCGCGCACACCGTGTCAAGGTTGCCCAGCCCCGCCCTTTGCGCCGGCGGATTGTCGCCCGCCAGAATTGCAAAGGTCGTGTTGACTGCCGAAGCGTGGTTACTCGTGAACTCGAAGAGCACCATGCCCTCACCGCCCACGTCAGCCGACAGCGTGACGGCCGCCGTGCCTGTGTCCAGCGCGCTCGCCGTAGGCGGGACTACGCCCGCCGTATTCGCCACCAGTGTGGTCACTGTAATTGCTGCTGCGTTTGCCATTAGACGTCTGCCCCTTCCTTCGCAAACAAGGTCGCCAGCGCCGCAGGCCGCACAACCTTGACTCCGTACAGGAGCAGGCCGCGCACGCCGTCAGAGAAGGAGTCCTGCAAGCGAATGGCTTCCATCGTCGGCTGCTTCTGCACTGCAAGGCTGATGGCGTCGCGCGTGCCAAGCATGATGCGATAGGTCTTGGTCGCCTGCGCGTCGTCGGTCACGTTGTTCGACTCGTAGATGTCAAAGCCCGCCACCCTCGACACAAAGCCGTTCACCATGCTCTGACCGGTGACGCCGGCAGGGTTGGCAACGAACGAAGCCGACTTGCGCAGCATGCCCGAGAACCACGGAGGCACGACAGCCCAGCGCCCGCTCTGCGGAATGTTGGCCTTGCTCAGCAGCACGCCCATGTTGATCAGCGTCTTGTAAGGGTCTTTCTCGCCAGAACCGTAGCCCACAGTAAGGGCGCTGCCGCCGTCGCTGCCCAGCTTGTTCGCTGTGGCCGCCGATCCGTACAAGCCAGCAACCTTCGCATCGATCACGTCGCTGATTGCGTAGGCCGCCTCGCGCATGGCTTCGTCAATCAGGTTGACGTTCACCTGAATGTTGTCCACGTCATCAACCTTGAAAGCGAAATACTGCGACTGGTCAATCAGCAGGGATTGCGTCGCATCGGTCAGCGTCGCCCAGCTCAGCGAAGTGCTGTTCTTGGTATAGGGGGCCATGCTGATTGCGCCGATGCCGCCGATCTTCACGGTGTCGCCAAAGTTGGCGATCTCGCCCTGATAGTCCCTGTTGCAGAGGCCCGCGAACACTTGCGTCTTTTGCAAGTTGCTCAGGATGCGGGCGCTCCAGATTGTCGGAATGAAATTGTTGACTGCCATCGCTACCTCCCGGCCTTCATAGCCGCTTGAACCTCATCCCACCGCGCATTTACTTGCTCGGGGGTCATCTTCTTGATCTCTTCTACCGTCAGCTTGGCAACACGCCCCGGATTCGTTGCGTTGCCCGCTTGCGCTTGCGGCTTCAGTTGCGGGTATGCCTCGAGCACTGCCGCTACTGCCGCCCCCACGTTGACGGGCTTCCCTTCCGCGTCGTACTCCGGTTCCACCAGGCGTGTAAGCAGGCCGGGGTCAACCCCCGCTTTCGCCGCCGCACCTGCCAACGCTGCGTCATAGCGTGCGCGCTTCAGTTCGTCACGCGCCGCCTGCGCCTCTGCCGCCGCGCCCTGCGCTTGCAACTGCAATCGTTGCGTCTCGCTCAACTTCTCGGCTTCATACGTTGCCAGCTTTGCGCTTGCTTCCTTGTACTGCGTCCGGTAGGTCGCAGCCTCCTTGCGCAAGCCCCTCACGTATTCAGCGTCGAACTTTTCCGCCTCGACAACCGCCGGGGTTGCCTCTTGTGCCTCACCCGCCTGGGGTTGAGCTTCCACTGTGTCTGTCATGTTGTGCCCTCCTGGGGCTAATGGTTCCTGCACCCACAATAACGCGATTCTGTATTGCCCACCGATACAACTCGCGCCAGGGCAACAAAAAAGCGGCCCCGGAAGGGAGCCGCTTGGCATTGACTTTTGTCTTTCATGGGCGCATAATGCTTGCATGGTCATAGAGCGATTACCCAACGGCAATCTATTAGTTCCCATGCGTGCCGAATCAGAAGAAAGCACCATTGGCGATGCAATGGTAGAAATTGGCCCCGACCATCCCGACTATGCCAAATGGGACTTGTGGCTCAAGAAAAACCCTTCGCACGAAACACCCCGCGAATCAACGAATCCAGCCAAGTAGCCAGTCCACAAACGTATCATCATATAGGTTTCTAGCGTTCTTTTCGTCGAGAAGAACATCGGCAAAGCCCTCTGCAAATGTTTCGTGCATACCTGCAATCCCTCCCGGCCCGCCTTGCGCCAAATAGGGGCTAACTTTGTTATACAATCGCTTGTGATGCTCAGCCATTGCGTTGCTTTCGTCTAGCGTGCTTACATGGCCGAAAGCGTGCCCGGTTTCGTGAAGTACCAAAGAACTTCCTCCATGCCTTGCGCCCCCACCGGCAAGAACAACTTTGTCGTTTCGAACGTATGCCCCCGGAACTTTATTCCACGTCGCCCCTTCTGGCCATCCGCGCGGGTGTACCTTCCCCAAGTACTCGTATCCATCAAAACTAGGAACAGGTTTCGCCCCCAGCCTAACGATTACGCCGTTTCGCTCAAGCTCGTTGATTACGCGCTCCGGCATCAAGTCCCAATGTACAAGATGCTTTTGAACCGCTTCGCTATCTGCATCCTGAATCTTCAATATTGCTCGTTTGTCGAACGGTGCAGGCACACTCCGCCCCGCCGCCCGTGCGCTGTACCCCTTCGCATCCTCAGCGCCCACAATGTCGCGCAGGCTGCGCGCATGGCGCATACTGCCCCATTGTGGGTCAGTGTGCCGCCCAACAATGCTGTTTGCGCCCGTGGGCGAAAGCGACACCTGCCCGTCTTTCCACGCCTCATACATCCCCGGCCCGAGCACAGCGCGCTGGTCGTCTGCACTCAACTTCGCAAAGCGTTCCTCGCCGGTTGCCCCGATGCGGTTGGGCCGCCCCTTGACTTTCGCGGCCATCGCACAGCGGCCGTTCGGGTGATCGTCGAGCCGTTCGTCCAGCGCGTGTAGCGAACCGTGCATCGCCCAGCAACTCGCGCACGAACGCCGGTCACAGGCACATACCCAAATCCAGCCTTCCAGAATATCGGCGTTGGCTTTGTACACTTGCGCCGAGGCTTCACGGTAACTGCGCAACGTTTCAGTGCGTGCTATTGTCAGGGCTCTATTGAGCCCCACACCGTACTGCGCACGCATCTCCCGCGCCGTGACACGTGGCCCCCACCCCAACGCAATGCCCTTCGCAAGCGTGGCCGTCATGCGTGGCGCAACGTCCTGCCCGATTCCATCGAAGAGCGTTTGCAGCGGGGAACCGTCCGAAGCAAAGCCAACCATCGCACGCACAGCGCCCGTGTTCACCTTGTCAAAGCGGATGCTCATGGAAGGCGCGCCGGCCAACTCCATCGCCTCGGCTGCGTTGCTCATGGCCGCATCAATGGCCGCCGCCTGCATGGTAGTGGCGCTCTGTGCCGCATAGGGCGCAAAGATGCGCAACTCGGCTTCAATCTGCCGCTGTACGCTCTGCAAGCGTGCGTCCTGCTGAATGCGCCAAAGTGTTGTGTCGCCCGCCGCTAGTTGCGCCTGCACGCGCAGGATGTCAGCGCGAATACGCGCCCACGATTCACCGTAAGCGCGCACCATTTGCGAAGCCGCCGCCCGCTCGTTGGCAAGCAACGCGCGCCGGTGGCGTGCCAGCGCTTCCTCAAGCGCGCTTGGCATCGGCCTTGCCGTTCCCGTTGTCGGCCGGCATCGCACCGCGGTCGAATGCGGTCAGCAGTTGGTCGGCCATGTCAACGCCCTGTGCGTCGCGCTTCTCTTTCTCTTCGTCAGCGTCGAAGCCCAGCCGCGTGAGCAGCGTATCCTTGCTTGCGCCGATCTGTTCGTCCATGAGCGCAACCTGACGCTCTTCCACCTCGTTCGCCGGCACGACCGCAGGCCACTCAATCGTCACAAGATTCTGATTGCCAAAGCCGCCAATCTCGAGTAGACGCCGGCACAATTCAATCAGCATCTCGCCATAGGTGAGTCGCTTCGTGTTCGTCTTTTCCTCGAGCGGCCCGTACAGGATGCGCAGGGCCACGCCCGAAAGTGCGCCCGCCCCCTCGAGTTTGCCCGTCGCCACTTCCGGTGTGCGTGTTACCTCGTGCAACGCCTCGCGCAGCCGCTTGAAGTATTCAATGCTGCTACTCAGGTCGGAAGTCATTTCGATGTTGTGCAGGTCAGCGCCGGGCGCATTCAGGATGATCAACCCGTCTACGCTCACGTCCAGTTGCGTGGCCGTGACACCCGTCGCGACGGTCTTGGGGTGTGCGTGGAAGCGGATGATGCGCTGCACGTTACTGAGTACAAAGTTGACGCTGCGATTGAGCGCCACAACGTCCCGCCCCACGTCGGGCAGCCCGTAGTAATCGTTGGGGCATGGTAGATTCTGGCAATCGATGATCGGCGGCCAGTCATAGGGCCACACGTTCTCTTGCTCCACAATCCACGGCCCATAAGCGGCCCGCGTCTCATCGCGCACAACCCAACGCCCCGCTTCGTTGCGCTCCACAGTCTGCCGGCTGTCCCGTGGCCTGCCGTCCAGGTCAATCACCGTGTACTGGATGATGTAGGCATTCACGGCCTCGATATCGTCGGGGTCGCCAATCACCGTGACATACTCAGGTGGGATGTTGATCAGGCGGGGGTACTGCGCGCCTAGTTGAATCTTCAGGAATGGATGCCCGTAAATCGCTCCGTTGATGCCCAACTTCTGCAGCAACACAGCGAAGCGATTCACGCGCAAGCATTCGTCAAGCCACTCTTCTGGAGGGGTGCGAGTGTCTGCGGCCGCGTCTAGGTTGAAAGTCACGCCCGTGCCAAAGAGCGCCGACACGCCCTTGTCTACCACGGTGCGGATGTAGTTGATCTTCGTGTTGTCGTTGATTTTGGTGCGGGGGTCAATGGCGAGCGTATCGGGCATATCTCCGATGTAGGCCGCCCACGCCTCTTGATAGCGTTCGAGGTCTGCCGCCCGCTGATTGATTGCCTCTCGCGCCCACATGTCCGCGATGCTGTCCATTGCCTACCTCCAGATATTCGGCCCGTATTCCACGCGTTGCCCTGTCGCGACCCACGCCAGCGCCAGGCTGATTGCGCAGTCATCGTGCATTCCATCCGGGGCGGCATAGCGCACCGATCCATTCGCCGTCCGTGTTGCTTCTATCGCTTGCAACTCAGATATCAGTTGCGCATTGTCCGGGATCGTGATCGCCCGTTGCTCAAACGCCGCGGCCAGCGATTCGATGATGTCCGCCTTTGTGCTGTTCGTTGTCGTGAAGTCACGCACCGGCAATCCCATGCGCCGCAATTCGTCATTGTTCGGCTTGCCCATCGCGTTCTGCTCAGCCGTCACCACCACCACGCCCCAGAAGCGACACAGCGCCGCAATGCGCTCGCGTTGCATGGCGTACTCCACGCCGTTGAATCTGTCCTGCGCAACGCAAGCCCCATTCGTTGCGTCGACAATCGTGCAAACGGTGTAGTCCACCGACAACGCCCAGTCGATACCCGCAACATAGGTGTGTTGGGCATCGGGCGCTTGCGGCTGCTCGGCAACGGCCTCAGTCACAAAGCGGATGACGCCGCCGCCGTCGCTCACAAACTCGGCAAGCCACTCCTGCCGGTAGGTGCGTTCGCTGAGCATGGCGCGGGCCTGTTCTGCCGCCCGCCGGATTGTAGGCATCGGATTCGCAGACGTGGGCGCAGTCCAACTTGCCGCCTCTTTGCCGTCCGCTTGCCCACGTATCCACTCGCGCCAGAACCAATTGCGCCCGTGCGGTGTGCTAATCAACAGCATGGAACCGTCACGATCTGCAATCGTTGGCATGAGCGTGTCGCTGAACGTCTCCTCAGACACACGTGCGGCCTCGTCCACAATCACCACGTCGAAAGCCTCACCGCGCAGCGCCACGTCATTGTCTGCGCTGTACACGCTCAGGCGGCCCCCGCTCGGAAACTCAATCACGCGCTCTGTGCGATTCACACGCACCATCTTGCCTGCAGGCGCAACGGCGGTTTCTGCAAAGCGCCACGGCGCACGTGCATTCTTGTAGACCGGCACGACCCACGCCACAGCGCCGCCATAGTCGGCAGCGGTCAGCGCGTAGATGCCGGCCATGTAGGTCTTGCCCCAGCGCCTACCGCACGAGATGGTCTTGGTCTTCGCCGGGTGACACAGAATAGTCGCTTGATCGGGCCGCAATGGCGGCAGTGACATTCCCGTGATCGAAGACCTGTGTTTGGATAGGCCCACCGTTACTCCCCGTCAGTTCGACATTCTGCTTGGGCTGCCCATCAACATGGGTGTAGATAAACTTTGCGATGCCCGCCCATTGGTCGATATCGCAGAAGAAAACCCGGTCTTCTGCAAACGTCACCTTGCCCGTGGTGGCTGCCTCCCAAAGCAAAGCGGCAAGCAGCCGTTTGCCGCTCACCTTGCTTCCATTGATCTCCAGTGACGCCGCCCCTGCCTTCTCGAGGATTTCAGTCAGCGCACGATTCTTGGGAGGGCGTCCTTTCGGATTGTTCGTCACTCCTGCCGGCATTGTGATCTCACTTGTTAAAAGCCTCCTGAATCAATCTACCGCGTCTGTGTATCGACCATCAATACAAACTCGAGCATCTGCCAACGCCCCTCATGGAGAACGAGCGGCTGTACACGGCTGATGTTGTACATGAGCCGGTACGTGGACTCGCGGGTAAGGCCCGTCAAACGCATCAAATCGCCTGGTGTCAACGAGTCACCGCGCACCAGGCGCGCCATGACCACGGCAGTTCGTTCCGTCGGGGTCTCCGGTGCCATGCGTTCATTGCTCCTTTTGTGCCAATGCGGCGATCAGCGCCCGCAGCGCCTTGAGGTCTTTCACCTTTAGCGCGTGCGCGAACGCCGCCTTGCCCGCCGCCGCAATGTATTCATCGAGCAGCTGCAGCAGTCTGTCCGCTTCGCTCATGTCATCCCCATATACGTTTCGATAGCGCTCATCGCCTGCCCCGCGCCGTATGCCACGACCACTCGGTAGCCCTCGCGTTGCAGGCGCTCAATCCACGCCTGCTGCATGGGCGTCGGGTGGTTGCTCCGGTCGGCGCGCTTCAGTTCAATCCACAAGCCATGCCAACCGCCCCGCGCTACAGGCAGGAATAAATCGGGCACACCAGCTTGCACGCCTTGCGCCTTAAGCCGTGCGCCGGCTGCTTTCGTGCGCACCTCGCCGTTGGGAATGTGGAAAAGCAAATCAACGCCAGGCAGACGCACGGCCATGACATGCGCCCACTCAATCACAACGCCCTGTTCGTCGGCCTCTGTGGCCGTCTGTGTGGTTCTGGGGGCATTCTGTGGCTTGTCCTGCCTGCGCAGAATGGTTGCCAGTTCGGCTTCAGTGATTCGGGTCATGGTTCCTCCCTGCCATTTTGAGTGCGCACCAAAGGATGAACGCAGAGCCGCCCATGAGCAGGGCAATGACGAATGCAGCGGCCTGCTGAATCGGAGCGGCGTCGAACCAGTCGAAGAATGCCATCACTTGACCACCTCCCGGCTAACGGCCATGCGCACCTGGTCAACGTCGCTGCCGGCCACAGTCGCCACCTTGCCGTCCTTAATGAGCCGAATTGCGGCATCCGGCTTGTCGCATAGGTCGCGCATTGTCGTCGTCTGGCACATGCACAAGCGAACGTCATCGAGCCAAACCCGGTATGCGCTACATGCCCCGCCTGCTACGGCCATGCTATGCCTCCCCCAGTGAAAAGCTTCTAGTATTTCTTCATGAGTCGGCGCAAAAGCTAACGGAACAGGCGCAAAGTTCTTAACGTAGAACTTCGCTAGTTCCAACGTAAGGCTGCCATCGTGCTTGTGTTGCAATTTGCGGTTGCATGACCGGCAAATCCACCACACGTCAAGAGGATTGTCATAGCCATTCCAGTGGTGGGCAACCATCATGCAAGCGGAATGACTAGACCCCTGCGCATAGACAGTCCACCCATATAACCGAAACTTTTCTATCGCATCGGCTAATTCTTTGTCTTTCCGTTCGACTAGTTCTCCACTTGTAACGCCGCACACTTCGCACGTAGTCCCACGCACGAGCGTTCCTTTCTTCAGCGCATTCGTAACTTTGCCGACCGCTCTGGTGGCTTCCCTACTGGGCATGCCCATGCTATGCCTCCCCGTGCATTGCATCCACCACGATCCGCCCGAAACGCCCGGCGGCGGCTTGCTGCACTCTCTTTGCCTTCACAATCTCCTGTTTCGTGCGGCGCCTCTTCACTGGTGCCGGCGCTTCGTACGGCGTGAAGGTAAGCCAGAACTCGACGGGCAGCGGCGCAATGTACGCACCGAGCGCCAGCACGAGGTCATCGAACATTCGGTTATCTACCAACCACGCTTTGCTTTCGGCGTCGAAACGCACGTCCGGATAGTCGCTGAGCGCCTTGATTGCGTCCCTGTGTTCGTAGCAGTTGCGCAGCGCCAAATAGCGGGCTGAATGGTGCGTGATGGTGATCATGGCGTTTCGCATTTCGCAAACACGATCACATTCTCGTTATCGACACGCAATCGGCCATTGGCACCGAAGCGCAGCCCAGGGCATGGCACAAGATCATGGGCCACAAGCGTAAAGCCGCACGCTCGAGCCGCTTCGATGTGCCACGCTGCCACTGGTTGGAGTTCCCCCCTCCGGTAGTGATCCTTCACGTTCAACACAAACACGCCGCCGGGCTGAAGCACGGCATACACTTGCGCCCACACCGCAAGATGAAATGCACGGTATGCATCACCCCACTGCATGGCCCCCGAGTTTGCCGGGTTCAATTGCCGCCCTAGCGCGTGCCGGTAGGTGTTGCGTCGGCTTGCGTCCCGCGCCTCGTGGTGGTCTGCCATGCGATTCCCATATGTGGGCGATGTGCATACCCCGTCGAATCTTTCAGTACCGAACAGTTCAACCAGCTTTAGCGAGTCGCCGCACACCGTGCGCGTATCGGCGGCAGCCCACTCAGGCTCAATCTCCACGCCGACGATCAAAGCGCCGGGGAGATGCGCAGCAAGTGCATAGCAACCGCCCACGCCCGCAAATGGGTCGAGTATGTGTTTCTTGCCAGCAAGGTGCCTAGCCATGACAGGCACCAGCGCACCCGTAAACCTTGCCGGGTGCCGTGGGATTTGTGTCACTGCGTTCATTCGCTATTCCCCCTTCCATCGTTGATTCCGGCAACGTGTACCAAGCGGCGCTGGTTGCGCGGGTTACAGGCCGGCGTCAGAACGTTTTACAATCTGCCATTTCGACCGTTTTACGGGTGTACACCCTTATAAAGGGGGGTGTAACACCGTAAAACGCTACGGCGACCCCATAATGCGACCCGTAAAACGCTGTAACGCTCTCGAGTAATGCCCCGTAAAACGACCCGTAAAACGCTGTAAAACGCAGATCGTAAAACGACCCCATTTTTACGAGCGTTTTACGGGGCAAATCGTAAAACGCTCTGCGCCCTAATGCGGCCAATATTGAAAGCCGCCGGCAGTGGCTGAACTACCCGACTTGGTGATTCGCCCGTCGCGTACAAGGACTTCCATCGTCCCACGCACCTTGTTGACGCCCGGTACTTTGGCGTCATGCATACCACCGAAGCGATCACGCACCTCTTCGACAAGCTGCTTCTGCCCGATGCCCGGCTGCGTTGCGCAGATGTCCATAATCGTTGCCCGCAGTTGATTGACTGCCGCCTCTTCCTTGCTTTCCGTCGCCTCGCTGAAGAAACGGGCTGCCCACAGGTCTCGGGAATCGGGCGCATGTTCATAGGTGAAATGCGCGCCGATGATGCCGAAACTCAGGTAGTCACGCACCTTCGTAGGGATAATGGCGATCACATCCTCGCCGGCCTTGCGCTCAACCAGCAGGGCCAGGTCAAGCGATGCCTCGATGGACGAATGACCGCGCAGCGATTCGCCCTTGCGCACGCCGTTGCTGTCGCCATTCATGGCGCTTTTGCGTTGGTGATGCACGAGGATGATTGCCGCCTCTGTGTCTTCAGCCAGCCGGCGCAAATTGCCCATGACGTTCGCCATGTCTGCGCTATTCTCCTCCGTGTCGCCCGTAATGAGGCCCAGGTTGTCCACAATGACGAGCCTGTATCCATTGCGCCGAATGAGCGCCATCATCGCCTCTACGTGCGTTGTTTTGCTTGCGTCGAGGTGTGGCGTCGGCATACTCACGTGGTGAATGGGTGTCTCCGGCCCGAGGTTATGGGCGCGCAGCATCGCACCGATGCGCAGGTCAGTGCGTCGGCGTCCGTTATCGAAGTCAACCCATAGAACGGGTGCGAGTGTGGTCTGCAGGCTAACGCCTGGTTGCACGTCATCGGATGGCAGCGGGTCAAGCCAACGCAAGCCACCGGCCACGCACACGGCCATGTCAGCGAGGATCATGCTCTTCAGGCTGCCCGGCCCGCCGTACACAATGGCGAGGCACGGGTAAGGGAGCATCTGGTCGATTAGATATTGTTGGGGCGCTTTCGGCTCGAGGGCATCGGCTGCAGTGCGAATCTGCCAGCCAGCCATTTCATCATCTTCTGAGCGCAAGCCATTGCGCAGGGTGTCCACCACCCACGCCTCGAGCTGGGCGTTGGATTGTCCGCTCAGTTGGCGGCGCATGAACTCAAGGGATATTTCAGTTGGGGGTGTCATCGTGGCGAATCCTGCCGCGCCCATAGCGCGACCGTCGCCATCGTCACACCGTTGCCATCAAAGGACTTCCACTTGCGCTCGCATTCGCCTGGTGCGTGCTTGGGGCTGCGTGACGACCAAGCATCCCACAGCGAGAGCCCTTCATTGCCCAACGTCGAAAGCGCCATGCCCACGGCCAGCCAGTCGGCGTAATCGTCGGCGCGGGATGTACTCAGACGGCTGAGCAATTCGGCGGCGTCTTTGGCATCCGATGTGCGCGGCGTGTAGTCGCTGCGCTTTGGCGCCGCCTGCATTGCCTGCCATTGCTGCCATGTGCCTATCAACTCGCGCACCACGGCAAGCGGCAGCACATTGTCAAGACGTGTCGGCATCGAGCCGAGCGACCCATAGAAGAAACGGGCGGCGTCCTTGCACTGGCGGTCGGCAGTGCCGCCGAATGACCAGATGAGCGCCGACACAGCCAACGTGTAGTTGGCCGCCTGCATAATGGGTGTGTCCAGAACGAACAACGCCCGGCTGCGTGGGGCTTCCGGTGTGCTGCTGGGCGTGGCATAAACCAGCGCCGCATAGCGTTGCACAAACGGCTCTGCCAGCACAGAGGCAACACCGAGCGTATCGAAGTCAATGCCCAGGTGCTGCCCGCAAATGAAGTTATCCGTTTGCCGCCAGTTGTGGGCGTGCCATGTGGTAAAGGCCCGGCCATCGTCAATCATGTAGGCCATCGCCGGGATGGTCGCTTCGTAGTTCTCGAATGAGGCGTTGAACTGCGGCCATATCGGAGAGCCGGGCGGAATCTTGCCGTCCAGTTCAATTGTGGAGAATGCAATCTTGTAGATGTCCATCATTCTCTCCCCTTCCCTTCCCTCAGCGCGCCCCTATCGGCCAGCAGCATGTCGCAATAGTGTTGCAACGCCGCCTCAAAACGGTATATCTTCATCGATGGCGCAACTCAGTTCTTTGTAGAATTGTCTGGGGATTTCCTTGAGCGGCAACGACAAGTTGATCGTCACCCCATAACCATATGTGCTACAGACATATGTACCCATGCGGTGACGTGGCAGGTACTCAGTCAGATACCATCTGCGCAGTTCACCGAAGCGGAACGAGTAAAGCTTGACTGGGCGCCACTCCAGATCGCACAGCACGTAGGCAAGGCGCTCCGCTGTCGTCTTTGTAAACCATCCCCAGCCCATGCTTTCGAGTGCCTGCACAATCTCCAGAAGCACGTCACCGCGCACACTTTCGATGCGCCTGAACTTCTCTTCCACCGTAAACTGTACGCCGCCGTACCGGTACAGCGCATCAAAGTTCTTGCACGCACCCTCCCGATCAACCGTGACGTTTAACGTCTTCCAGAACGCGTCGAGGTGTTTCTGCGCTATGCTTTCGTTGTCCTGGTTGGCTGCCATCTCAGCATTGTTGCTGCGGTATTCACTCATTGCCCCACCGCTCCCAGCCGGCGGCTTCGCGGCGAGCAAACAACTCGATGCGCCGCCCGACTGGGTACAGGTCATCGATGATGGCCCGGAACTCCTCCGGCTTGACACTATGTTCTGTGCGCTCGATAGTCTGCACACTGTCGTAAAGGGTCTTCGTGTCTGGAGTGGAGCGCCCGCGGCCTGCAATCAAAAGAAACTCATGGCGCACGCTGTTGTAATAGCCAAAGTTGTGTCTTACCTTATCCCAAACAAAAGAGGTCTTGTAGTCGAAGCCCCATGCATCGATGATGCGCAGGGCATCCGGCAACTTGGGAGACGTGGCCCACATGAAGAGCACGCTGTCGGCATCGGCCATCGCGCCCACGGGCAGCGCGCAAAGTTCGTCAGCCGTCATGCTCGGATAGTGCCACTTTGTGCCGCCATAACTCGGGCTGGTTGTCACGCCAGTGTCGTCATACTTCCAGGGCGGATCGCAATAGATGATCCTATACTTTGTGTCGGGCAGTGCAGGCGCTTCGGCCTTCGCCTGATAATCGGCCATGCGATCAAGTTCTTTTGCCACACGGAACACGCCGGCGCTGGTCAACTCCTGCGCGGCGGCTTTTACCGTGGCCAGGTGCTGCTCAAAAACAGGCTCAGGCACGGACGCGATAGCCTGCCAACGCGATGACTGCACACGAGTGATGCCCATGTCCGACAAAGTAGGTGGAGAAACAATAGTATCATCGTGATACGTTTTCTCTGGGCGTCCCACCTCTGCCCTGTCCATATCCCCGAGCAACTCACCGCAGCGCCGTTCGGCGCGCAGCTTGATCTCAGCCATCATGTTCTGATTCTCAAGCCCTTCGCCGGCCTGCTTTGCGTACAGGCGCAAGGCTTCGGCCTTGTCGCGTATGTCCTTCACATCGTCTATGCGGTGCGACTCCACCAGTGCCGTGCGCATGGCGTCATACCTGGTAAGTGTTTCCATCACCCTGCCCCGTTCGCCGTGTCCGGCTGCTGCTGCTGCTTGGCCGGCACCTCAACAAAGACACTGGCCGGGCGAATGTTCGCGTTCTCCAACAGATAGCGAATCACCTGGCTCACATTCCACCCAGTTGATTCGCACAGCCGGTCAAGCAACTTTATCTGTGCATCGTCAAGACGCACGCTAACCACATTGTCCATCGTGTCCCCCTCCTGTTAACTCTGCTGCGTGTAAACATGGTAGCACACAACGTCCCGTTTTGCAATAGTGGCGCCGAAACTCATTACGTAATAACGCATATTGCCTATTGCATTCCTGTATACACTGTGCTACAATGTAGTCACCGAAGCAAACCACCCGCCGCAAGGCGCCAGCAAAGGAACGAAGCAATGACCGACATCACCGCAAGCACAACCAACGACGAAATCTACCAGATGGTGATCGACTACGTAATGGCGACCCGCTGCGGCGGGGGCGAGGGCGACAAGTACATGGAATACCTGTTCGCCGCACGCAAGGCGGCCCGGCGCTTCAACGCCGAGTACGAAGCGGCGTTGAATGTGGGCCGGCAGTACGAGGCAACAGGCAACATGGGCGTCTTCTTTCACACCACAGAGCGAGAGGCAGCAGCACTGTGAACACATACGACGACTGGAAGTTGGCGGCCCCCGAGACCGCACCCGAAGCGCCGCACACCGAGGTAATTGACACCATCTGCGAACTGGTGGAAGCAGCGGCGCTCGAAATGGGCTTTGACAAGGGACAGACAGCCAACGTGTGGGACGCCCTGCACGAGATCATGGAACGGTACGATATCGAAAATGCGGAGCGTAACCAGTGAAAATCTGGCGTGTAATTTCCACCGACGCCGACGGCACAGGAACCGGCGAGAGCTACCAGGACAGGTGGCAGGCAGAGGAAGCATACCAGGCGGCGAAACAGCCGGGCCGCCTCGTGATACTGGCAGAGTTCCAGGACAATCGCATGATAGAGATCGTTCGTAGCAGTCAATTTGAGTCGCATAGCCAAAGAAAGGGCTAAAGACAATGGCATTCCAGAAGGCAGTGAAGCACGAATCGAAGTTGCGCCTGGCCATCACAGGCCCAAGCGGGGCGGGCAAGACCTACACCGCCCTCAACATCGCAAAGCACCTGGCCGGCCCCGTCGCCTTCCTCGACACCGAGCATGGCAGCGCATCCAAGTACGCAGACCTTTTCGAGTTTGACGTGATGGAGTTGCAGCCGCCTTACCACCCAGACCGCTTCGGCGAGGCAATCAGGGACGCCGCCGCCAGTGGCTACAAGGTGATCATCCTCGACAGTCTCACGCACGCCTGGAGCGGCACCGGCGGGATGTTGGACTTGGTAGACCAGATCGGGAAGCGCATGGGTGGCAATTCTTTTGCCGCCTGGAAGGACGCCACGCCGATTCAGAACCGGCTGATTGAGTCCATCGTCGGCGCGCCGATTCACGTCATCGCAACCATGCGCAGCAAACAGGACTACGCACAGGAGAAGGACGACCGGGGCAAGACTGTCGTCAAGAAAGTGGGCATGGCTGCCCAGCAGCGTGAGGGATTTGAGTACGAATTCGACGTGGTAATCGACCTCGACATTGACCACAACGGCATTGTCAACAAGAGCCGTGCGCCGATTCTGGCAGACAAGGTGATTGCCAAGCCGGGCCGGGAAGTGGCCGACATGCTAAACGAATGGCTCAAGGGCGCACCGGTTGCCAAGCGGGCCACACAGGCCGCACAGGAGGAGGGCGACACGCCTAACTGGAGCACACCGCAGATGGCGCTTGACTGGGCACAAAAGGCGGGCCTGTCCATCGAAGACGCCCGCGGCCTGTTGACCACAGCGAAGGGGAACAACGGGGGCAAGTTGAACGACGTAACGGCCCCCGCCATCTACGCATCTTTCCGAACACTGGTGAACGCAGCAATGGAGGAAGCCACTGAGCAGCAGCCGGAACTCGTGCCGTACACCGGTGGCGGCGCGGCGTACAACTAGGTTTCACCCCCTCGCACCGGCTGGTATCGGGGGACGCCGTCCGGTGCGAGGGACTTTCTACAGGCGAACCAATAACTTTCAACCAGGAGAATGAGATGATTGAACAAGCGCCGCACCCATTTGGTGGCTACGGCGACGGCGACGGCGACGGCTCCGGCAGTACCCTGAGCCGGCAGGCAACACCTTCGGGAGCAACACACAGCAGGGCCGCCCGGACTGCGGCCCCTGCGCCTCCCGAACAAAGGGGAAGCATGATGACAAGCGAACCAGAGCGATACCTGTGGCGTGGGATGCTGATCCTGATTGCCGACGACGCGGACGGATGGCACTTGCGGCACGCCGAGGAATGCCGGCCGCAGTGGAGGCCGGTGCTGGAATGGCTGCGACAGAATGGCTATGTTGAGAAAGTGACGCCGCGTCAGTGGTGCGTTGAGGCGTGGCAACTAACTGGATTGGGGCGCGCTGCACTTCAGGAGGCACGCAATGATCGAGGAAAAGCCTGAAAGCGAATGGACGGTTGAGGACTGGCGCGTCGAACGCGACGCGCTTGTGGTCGAGAATGAATGGTTTAAGGCGCAATGGGCAAGTGTGCCTTGGGAGGCCATCAACAGCGCATTTGGTAACTTTTTCGGGGAAGCATGGACAGATGAAGGCGACCCCATTGACGTGATCGAAAAATGGCTTGATGCCTACGCCCCGAAAGCGAACAGCGCATGACCGTCGAAACGAAGTCGCCGCCCGTCGAACGCTGCGCCCATTGCGGCGCACCGCTGCGCCTGGATGCACACGGGCACTTGCGTTACTGGAGTGAAATGCGGAGCGGCGCCGATGGCTGGCCCGTGTCCGTCAAAGTATGCCCGGACTGTCGGAACAAGTGGATACAGGGAGAGGATGACTGCAATGAGCGACATCATGGTTTTGGTCATCGTAGGCACGCTGGCGCTTCTCTCGCTGGCGTGGGCAAGCCGGGGGATGTGATGACAGTCACAGCCTGCAACGCCGTCAGCAGAACGCTCCGGGGTAAAGCATAGAGAACACAGGGGAAGGCCATGAGCAGCCTCGAATACTACAGGGCATATAACGCAGCACACCGCGAAAAGAAAAAGGCGCAATACAAGGAGTGGCTGTCTACGCATAAGGAAGAACGATCTGCCTACATGAAAGCCTACAACTCAGGAAGAAAAGAAAAGCACGTTCAGCACGTAGCCGATCACAACGCCAGGCACCCTGAAAGATACGCGGCTCGCCACATGGTAAATCGTGAAGTAGAGGCCGGTCGCTTTCCAGCCGCGAACACGATGGTTTGTGACATCTGCGGTGAAGCACTCGCCGCACACTGGCATCACCATAACGGCTACGGGCCCGGCCATGAGATTGACGTTATCGCTGTTTGCATAAAGTGCCATGCAGACGAACATCGAAAACACAAGCCATCAAATCCAACGCAACGCATGACAGCGGTAGCCGGGGTGGTGGACGTATCGACCTCGTAACCTTTGAAGCGGGCAGTGGTGGTAAGGCTACCCAGACACCCTGCCAGAGAGTGGATTGATTACCTGGGCGGGATGCGTAGTCAATGGGGGCTGCGCACCCGCCACAAAATAGCAACGGAGACCAACATGAACGAAACCCGTTACGCAATCAGAATGACAACCGGCAATGGCGAGTTCTGGTGGACGGGCAGCATGACCGACATGGACGACGCAGGTCACGGCAAGTTTCTCACCTTTGGTTGGTCGGGCAATAGCCGTCGTGCATACGCCTATGCAAACCAACGCAACGCGGCCATGAAGGCGAGGTCACTCGCTGACTCGCTGCACCGCATGTTTGAGTTTGAGATAGAAGTAGACCCGGTGCAGTGGAGCGTGGTATGGGGCTGGCAAATCTCAGAGGTGGCCGCATGAACGCCCACGACTGGCAGCCAGTCTACCCCTACGATGCTAATGGCACGGTGCAGTGTGCGCGGTGTGGCGTTATCCGCATCCTCGTGCGTTGGCACAAAGAGCCGTTCACCCGCTACAGCAAACCAGGAGCGAACATCATCCATTTCCTCAAATGGTATTGCGACGAGCCGCCGTGCGAAGAAAAGGCCCTGCCCGAGGGAATCGCAGACAGGAGTGAAGCATGACCACAATCACAATCGCCGGCGCATTGACCATGACGAGCACGAACGGGGATGCCCCGCAACTGCTCACCGAAGCCGCAGAGTTCGTGGCCGCCCTCGCCCAGATGGGCGTGCTGATGGGCGTAGAAATCAGCCTGCGGCCTGTGGTGGCGGGCAGTACTCCGGAAATCCCGGATAACTCAGTCGCCCAGCAGCCCGAGCCGCAGTCCACACCGCCCGCCCCTGCAAACCCTACCCCGGCGGCCCCGGCCCAGCCGGACGACCCGCTGCCGTGGGCGCAGATGAGCAAGGCGCAGAAAATCGCCGCAGTCCACGGCAGCGGACGCGCCATGACGCGGGCGTTCGGACGCAGACCGACCCAGAAGGAGTGGGACGCCGTCAAGCCCCACGACTACCCCGCGGCAAGCGGGGCGGCCTGGACGGTCGGCCTCGGATGGAAAGCACTGTGCGAACAGTGGACGACGGGGAACACGTAAGGGATCACGAGGGCCACATCTGGTGGCGGGTGCGAGTCGCCCCCGGCGAGCGCACCTGCTACCAGTGCGGCGAGACGTTCCCAGAGGGCGACCGCTGTGCGCTGTGTGGATACGGCGATGACGGGCAGCACCGGCACAACCCGCCACCCAGCGTGCCGACGATTTCATACCTGAATGAAGGCGAATGGGAATGACCGACCAGAAAGAATGCGCCGGCTGCGGGAAGACATTTACCAGGCGCTATGGAATCTCCGCAAAAGTATTTGCGGGGCAACGATATTGCAGCCGCTCTTGTTCCGCCCGGGCCAGCATACAAAGCCGCACGAAAGCGGAGCGGCCCGTCGAGACGAAGGTATGCGTGATCTGCGGGAAGACCTTCCCGCGCACGAGCGCAATGGGTGCGCTGAACTGGAGCCGACGCACCTGCTGCTCGCAGAGTTGCGGCATTAAGGCGGGTTGGCTCAACCGCGACCCGAACAGAATCAAGGGCATGCGCCAGCTCGACCGTAAGTGCGAATGCGGCGAGGAGGCAACCACAATTGTGTGGATCATTCAGGGAACTGCGGAGGGTAAGCGCCAGCGCCAGTGCGTTGAGGTCTGCGCTGATTGCCGGGATATGTGGCTCGAGGACGGCGCAACGCTCGAGCCGCCGGAAGTCGAGAGGGACGAACCGCGCCAGTATCCGCCCGAATATCACGCACTCGGGCACTGGCACCACAAACACAGGGAGTTCTAATGGCAACAATCGTACACGGCAGCCCCTTTGCCAACGGCGCGGAAGCCTACGGCAAGGGCAAGGACATTCACAGCAGCCCCTACCCGAAGGGGAGCAAGGAGCGGGTGAAGTGGATCAACGGTTGGCAGGCGGCAGAGCGCAAGGCGGCCAAAGCCGCGCAGGACGCCGCCCTCGAAGCCAGCGCCGCACGGCCGTTGCCTGAATGGGCGGTGGAGAAATGAGATACGAACCAGTCCCCGCCAGCATGAATGGCCGGTGCGCAGAGCATTGCACGGACGGCCACGCGTGCGGCCTGCGCGCCGACGTGGCGCATACCCTCCACATTTGCACGAATCCACTCTGCCCCTGCCATTCGCGCAGTCGCTATCAGCCTGGTTGGGCGGAACCGGAACGGAACGGGCGGGCAAAGGATTACACGCCGACAATGGAGAAGAGGCACCAGCATGGCAACAGATAACTACGGCAATGAACTTGATCTTGAATACGTCTACCCGCCCAAGTCCGAGCGCGTAATCTGCGCCGGCGACGAGCGCCACGCCGCATTGGAGGCGCGCGTCAAGGAACTCGAAAGCCTTGACGGACTCACCGCGGGCTACCTGCTGCGCGCCGAGGAAGACCGGTACGCCATGAACCTCATGCGCGAAGAGGTGGAGCGGCTGCGCACAAAGTGGGAGAGCGTACCGTGGCAGGCGCTGTTATGGAGTGTAAGCGGAGCCGCGAGCGTCTACGCGGCCCCTGCGGAAGACATCAACACGGCGCTCGACTGGATTCGCGCAGAGGCACCGAAGGAGGCCACAGAATGAGCGACACCGCACGGCTTGAAGAATGGCTGCGCACTGTGGTCAGCGAATACGAGTACGCGGACGGCGACAGCATGGCGGAAGACGCCGCCGCGCTGCTCGAGGAATTGCACGCCCTGCGCACACAGTGGGCCGCTATCCCGTGGGACGCAATCTGCGACGAACTCGAGGCCGCACGCGCGGCAGACGTGCCGATGCTGCGCCGCATGATTGACGGCCAGCACAAGGTCGCCAGCGAACGCATCGAGGAAATCGTGCGCCTATCCAGCGAACTAAGAGACCTGCGCACAAAGTGGGAGAGCGTACCGTGGGATGGGCTACGTGAAGCGACACAACTACTGCGCACATACGAAGACCTTA